ACTTAACATAAGGCAGAAATAATGGCATATAATTATCTCGGACTTGTAAATGAAGTAAATAGACGGTTGAATGAAACTGAACTTACGTCATCTAACTTTGCCAGTGCTTCAGGTTTTTATGCACACGCAAAAGATGCTATCAATGCTTCACTCCGTGATATTAACCAAACAGAATTTAACTGGCCTTTTAATCATGTAGAGCAAGAAGATGTTTTATCCGCTAATGTAACACGTTATGCTTTTCCCCATGATGCTAAATTATTAGACTTTGACAGTTTTCGTATTAAGGAAGATAGCACACTTGGTAATGCTACCACACGACTTGGTATTATCACATATGAAGAATATCTTGACAAGTACGTGGAACAAGAGTATAATAGCACCAGTCGCCAAGGTGTACCTCAACTTGTAGCACATGGTCCTGCACTTGAATATATTGTAACACCAGAACCTGATGCTGCTTATACAGTAGTGTATGAATACTACCGTGTACCTGTAGACCTTGAACTGTATGATGATGTTCCTGCTGTGCCTGAAAGATTTAAACACGTAGTGGTAGATGGTGCTATGCATTATGCGTACTTGTTCCGTGGCAACTCACAGGACGCATTGATTGCTAAAGAAAAGTATCAAGAAGGTATTAAGAATATGCGTTCAATGCTGATTAATCGCACATACTATGTACGTTCGTATATGATTCCACAGAACACTGGTGGCGGTGGACGCATAGGCTATGCAAGGTTACCTATCTAATGGCTGATGCATGGCAGACCCATTCGTTTGAATTTAAGGGTGGCTTGATTACAAACCTTTCTCCATATCAGCAAGGTTTTCAAGCACCGGGTTCTGCACGTATTCTGCGAAACTTTGAACCTTCCATCTTTGGTGGTTATACTCGTATTGAAGGTTTTGAGAAGTTTGATACGAATGCTCTATCTAATACAGGAGTTGTTCGTGGAATACACCGCTACGATGATAAAGTGTTTGCCTGTCGTGGTGATGATTTATTCTTTTCAACAGGGTCAGGATGGACACAAGTAAGTGACAATGCTGCGTACAGTAGCGCAGGTGTTACCATCGGTGGTTCTGGCAAAGTACGTATGATTAAATACGACTTTGATGGTACAGAAAAACTGATGCTTGTAGATGGCACAGGTAAGCCATACAGATTTGACGGTACAACATTTGAACAACTAACATCACTGTCTAATGACACATCTGGTTCAAGTTTTGTTGTCAACTTTAAAAACCACATCGTTCTTGGTAATGGTAAAAAGATAATTTTTTCTGCTCCATATGAAGATGATGACTTTACAATTGCTAACGGTGGTGGTATAATTAATGTTGCAGATACGATTACAGGACTGATTGTTTTCCGTGAACAACTAATTATCTTTAGTGAAAGCAGCATTAATGTAATCAATGGTAACAGTGTAGCAGACTTTACAATGCAACCAGTTTCTCGTGACTTGGGTTGTGTGGCTGCAGATACCATTCAGGAAATTGGCGGTGACGTATTATTTCTTGGTCCAGATGGTCTGCGTTTATTCTCTGCAACAGACCGCATTGGTGACTTTAGCCTTGCTGCTATATCAAAGACCATTCAGGTTGAAATACTTGACTTAATTACAAGTAGTCCGGGTGGCTTTACAAGTACGGTTATTCGCGAGAAAAGTCAGTATCGTTTGTTTGGTTATAATGCAACATACACAAATGATTCTGCAAAGGGTATTGGTGCTACACAGTTGCAAGAAGGTATAGCCTTCAACGATATGAGAGGCATCAACGCATTTGTAACATACAGTGAGTATGATGGATTTGCAGAACGTATCTACTTTGCTAATGCAGATGGATATGTATATCAGATGGAGCAAGGCAATACATTTGATGGAACAGATATTCCAGCAACATTTGCCACACCATTTGTTCCTTTAGGCGACCCCAATGTCCGTAAGACAATCTACAAAGGAACAACTTATCTGGACATAAACGGTGACTTTGACCTTGAGTTTTCACTCAAGTTTGACTTTGACCAGCCGGGTTCAGTTCAACCAGACTCTGTTTTGTCAAGTGATGCAGCCGCATCTATCACATACGGTTCTGGTATTTATGGTACATCATTGTTTGGTGTTAAACAAAAAGCCATCTATGATGTACAAACAATAGGTTCAGGATTTACAGTGTCAATTCTATACGAAACAACAGGAACAAACACAGACGCTGTATTTACCATTGACGCTGCCACGTTGCAGTATACTACCAACGCTAGGAGATAAGTATGGGTACAGGTTACACTCGTAATGATACCGCCAATAACATTGCAGACGGGAACGTAATCAACGCCTCTGACCTTGACGGTGAGTTCGATGCAATTCAGGCGGCGTTTAACGCAACAACAGGCCACTCGCACGATGGCACAACAGGCGAAGGTCCCCAGATTACAGCCGCAGGTATTGCCAACAATGCGGTTGCGCTAGGAACCAAAACGACAGGTAACTATGTAGCCACTATTACCGCAGGAACTGGTATTAGCGGAAATGCTACAGGTGAGGGTTCTACGCCAACTATTTCTGTTGCATTAAATGGGCTTACAACTTCTACCACCGATGGTGATGGCGATTACTTTGTTGTTGTAAATGACAGTGGGGGTCAGCGCAAGCTGACTAAAGCAAATATTGCCGTTAGCGGTTTTAATACTGCCAACGGTATTGCTTTAGGTACTGACACAACAGGAAATTATATTGCTACTGGTGCAGTAAGCGGTGTAGGTCTGTCTGGTTCAGCCAGTGCTGAAGGCGCAACATTCACAGTCACATCCAATGCCACCTCTGCAAACACGGCAAGCACCATTGTTGCCCGTAGTTCAAGTGGCAATTTTTCTGCTGGCACAATCACGGCGGCTCTTAGCGGCAACGCAAGCACGGCTACGACTTGGCAAACGGCTCGAAGCCTGACGCTTTCTGGTGATGTCACAGGCACGGCTACGGGCATTGATGGCTCTGGCAACATCGCCGTCACTACTACGATTGCGGCAAACTCCGTTGCACTAGGGACTGACACAACAGGAAACTATGTAGGCACTATTACAGGTGGAACTGGCATTGATTCTACTGGTGCTACATCTGGTGAAGGCATAGCGCATACACTTAATCTTGATTTAAATGAACTTCCCACATCTACTGCTAACACAGACGGTGATTATTTTGTTGTTGTTGATAGTGCAGATGGTTCTCAACACAAGTTGACAAAGGCTAATATTGCCCTGTCTGGCATGAATAACGATGCTGGGTGGACATCTAATGTAGGTGACATAACTGGTGTTACTGCTGGCACAAACCTTACAGGTGGCGGTACTAGCGGCACTGTAACGCTGAATATGGCTACAGGTGGCGTAGGTGCAGGGACTTACGGTTCAACTGCTGACGACACTAAAATCGACACTATCACCGTTGACGCATATGGGCGTGTAACGGCAGTTGCAACTGGCAACACTGGTGACATCAGGAACGTCGTGGCTGGTGATGGTCTAACAGGTGGCGGTACATCAGATGCAGTAACCCTTAATGTAGGTGCTGGCACAGGTGTTACCGTTGCGGCTGACACAGTTTCGATTGGTCAAGATGTAGCCACGACCGCTTCTCCATCTTTTGGTGGGTTAAACATCAACGGCAACATTAACGCAGTAGATGATATTTATCTTGCTGACCAAATTATTCATGAAGGTGACACAGATACTTATATTCAATTTGTTGCCGCTAATGAAGCACGAGTTGTAACTGGTGGTTCTGAAAATATTCGTTTCAGAAATGCCTATATTCAAGTCTATGAAAACGTGCAGGGTTCGGTTGAAACTGCAAGTAAAACTGGTTCGGTTACACCAGATATGCAGAACTACAACAGTTTTGTGTGGACGCTTACAGGAAACATAACACTAGCAAATCCAACAACTGAACTTGCAGGTTCGTCTGGTGTTTTCATCTTCATCCATAGCGGTGCTGCACGTACAGTATCTCTTGGTACTGATTGGGAAACTGCAGGTGGCGCAGGTCTTACATTATCAAGCACTGCAGGTGCAGTAGACATTGTGCCTTACTTTGTTCAGGCTGGTAGTAACATCCTACTTGGCACACCACAGCTTGGTTTTGTATAATAAAGGATAACTTATGTCTTTAACAACATCTGCACATTGGATGTATTCATCTGGCGCAGCGTTCTATGATTATGAAATAGAACAAGCAAGTCGTTGGCAGGGTAATTATCTTTCTGCTAATTATTTTAGGCGTGATTTAAGTATCAATCGTCAAAAGTGGACTTGTTCATTTTGGATGAAACGGTCAGATGACAACAGAAGCAATCGCATTATGGAAAGCCTAGACAATAACGCGGCTAGTGGTAATTATATGGGCTTTCTATTGCAAAGCGATGGAAAATTTCACGTATTTGATTACAGTAGCGGTTATAGAATTAGGCTAACTACTGCTGCAAGTTTTAGAGATGTAGGTGCATGGTATAACTTTGTTTTGCGATTTGATTCTACTCAAAGCACTGCTTCTAATCGTGTGCGTCTTTATGTAAACGGTGTGTATGTCCCGTTTGTTGATTATACCACTTATCCTTCACAAAATTTAAGTGGGCAATTTGGTAATGGTACTTCACATTGGTGGGGAAGATACCCTTTTAATCAAAACTCTGCAATTCACGGGTATATGGCTGATGTTATCCTAGCAGACGGACAATCATATGGTCCAGAAGAATTTGGCGAATTAAAATCGGGTATTTGGGTTCCTAAAGACCCATCAATTACTTATGGCACGGGTGGTTTCAGAGTAGACTTTAGTAATGCTAGTGCTATGGGTACAGATGTTTCTGGTAATGGCAATAACTGGACTGCATATAACTGGTCAACATATGACCAAGTATTAGATACACCGACTAATAACTTTGCTACTCTAAACACATTAAACAATCAAAGTGGTATGGGCGTTTATGAAGGTAATCTTCGTGCAACAACTGATGCAGCTTGGCGAACAATCACATCAACGTATGTTGTAAATAACGGTAAATGGTATTGGGAATATCGTGCATTCAATGACTGCTACACAGGTATGGCAGATAATGAATATTTTGGCACGACAACCGCAAATCTAGCACTAGAATTTGGGTGGAGAGCATCAAGTGGTCAGTTATACTATCGCAATTCTGTTCTTGCTACTTATAGTTCTTACACAACTGGTGACATCATATCGTATGCCTATGATGCTGACACTGGAAAAGTGTGGATTGCTAAAAACGGAACGTGGCAAAATAGTGGTAATCCTGCCGCTGGTACAGGAAACGTGGCAACACTAGATACGTCTTATGCATGGACACCAGCAATAAGTGGATTTAACTCTGGTGCTGAAATAAACTTTGGTCAGGATAGCACATTTCAAGGTAATACAACTGCTGGAGGAAACGCAGATGACAATGGATATGGTGACTTCAAGTATGCACCACCATCTGGCTTCCTTGCTATGTGTTCAGCCAACCTGCCGCAAGGTGCAATAAACACGCTGAACGATGAAACGCCAGAGGATTATTTTAATACGATTTTGTGGACTGGTGATGGGACAAATCCAAGAACACTTACTGGCGTAGGTTTTGAGCCGTCATTTTCGTGGTTAAAGTCAAGAAGCCAAACCTTTGGTCACAGACTGTATGACCAAATAAGAGGTGGTGGTAGGGTTATGTCTACAATTAACACTAATGCAGAATATGGTCCAGATAGTGGTGGTGACATAACTGCTTGGACAGCAGACGGTTTTACAACATCAGGTGCAGTAAATAACAACAATGTTAACGGCAATGGTTATACCTTCGCCACTTGGAACTGGAAAGCAAACGGCTCTGGCGTATCCAACACTGATGGCAGTATTGCCAGCACCGTGAGCGTGGGTGCTACAAGCCAACAGAACTGGTTTAGTGTAGTGGGATATACTGGGACTGGTGCTAACGCCACAGTTGGTCACGGTCTGGGTGTTGCGCCCGATATGTATATAGTTAAGAACCGTGACCAAACAGGCGATTGGTGTGTGTATCACAAAGATATGAACTCTACGCCTGAAGATTTCTATATGCTGCTTAACTTGACAAATTCGCCAATTGACAATGCTACAATTTGGAATGATACCGCACCAACAAGCACAACCTTTTCTATTGGCAGTTATCTTTATGGTAATAATATTAAATACATAGCCTACTGTTTTGCAAACGCCGAAGGGCTGTGCAAGGTGAGCAGTTACACAGGCAACGGCAGCACAAATGGCGTATTTGTCTACACAGGTTTTCGACCAGCGTTTGTTATGGTTAAACGCTATAACACTGGCGGTGATAGTTGGGCAATTTTTGATAACAAGCGCAGTGACAGTAGTGGTTTTAATCAGATTGACAAAGAAATATCCGTTAATGAAACAAGTAGTGAATACGACAGGTCAGCCGCTAATATGGATTTTGTTTCTAATGGTTTCAAGATGCGAAATACTGATGGCTGGCACAACGCATCAGGTGGCACTTACATCTACTTAGCCATAGCCGAACAACCATTCAAATATGCCAACGCACGATAAGGAGTAAATAATGGCTTGGAAATATAATGATACATACATCCGTGCAGGACGCAGTTGGGTTGGCACGGCAACAGACGAAGAAGGTAATACCTTTGATGTCACACATCCACGCAACTGGATGATTTGGTCAGATGAAGACAAAGCCGCTGCTGGTCTTGTGTGGGAAGATGACCCTGCACCGTTTCACAATCGTTTCTGGTGGGATGCTAATACACCGAAGGCACTTGATGATGTCAACGAGGTGGATGAAGATGGTAATCCTGTGTTAGACATTAACGGTGAGCAGATAGTTACACTTGGCTTGAAGTCACAGTGGAAAAATAGAATTAAACAACAGGCAGGTGGCTTGCTTCAACCTACCGATTGGATGGTTATCAAAGCCAGCGAGGTTGCAGGATACACTGTACCAGCAGACATTACAACTTACCGTGCAGCTGTTCGTACAGCAAGCAACACAAT